CGGCTCTTTTCCTGACAATGTAATCCTTGCCGATGGTTATGACTTGGGAGAAGTCCGTAAGGATGTTGACTTAATATATTCAGATTTAAAGGCTGAGCTTGATGCCTTAGCTGCGCGGAAAGAGGATGATGAAGACACTCCGTTAAATATACAATTACGGGCTCGCCAGGAGGTTGAGCTTTATAAGGTTCCCATTTTTGAAGAGCTTGCAAAGGATGCAATCGAGAGCGGTAATTCGGTTGTCGTGTTCGTAAATTTCCGAGCAACTATGGAGGCGTTAACAAAGCGCTTATCTGGAGTGGCAAAACTAAGTTTTGTATATGGTGCTCAGGACATGGGTACTCGTCATTCAGAGATTAAGAAATTTCAGCGTGATGAGACTCGCATATGTATTTGTATAATGCAGGCTGGTGGGACAGGAGTCAGTTTACATGATGAGCGTGGGGACTACCCGCGGGTATCTCTGATTAGTCCGAGCTTCAGTGCGATTGATTTGCGTCAGGCATTGGGTCGTATCCATCGTGCAACGGGTGTTACTCCGAGTATTCAAAAGATAGTATTTGCGAATGACACGGTTGAAATGCGTGTCTGCGAAGCTGTCCGAGCAAAGCTTAATAACATAGACCTCATCAATGATGATGAGATGAATCCAGTAATATGAATTTATTTGGGGCCATAGCTCAGTTGGAAGAGCGCCTGATTTGCATTCAGGAGGTCGTCGGTTCGATCCCGTCTGGCTCCACCAATTTATTCGCTCCCATAGCTCAGTTGGTAGAGCACATCCATGGTAAGGATGGGGTCATCAGTTCGAATCTGATTGGGAGCTCCATTTAATATGAAAACAAAAATAATAGCTATAATCCTCCGACCTTTGACTTTAGTCCGTCGGCTTATGAAAAAAAATGTCGAGCGCTCGGCGAGTGCTGAAGCGCCAGCTGGCGAAAAGTTGATGAGAAGACCATTTTTATAATTGCATATTGTTATACACTCGTATAACAATTAACTAGAACCAAAAACCGCACACCACACAAAAACTATGAGATTTCAACCCGACTATGATCCGGATCCTTTACGATCCAAATTTAAAACAATTAACAGCTTGGATGATTTACCAGCTGAACGAATTGAGCTTATGAAAGAGCTCAAGGCAAAGATTTCTGAAATGCTTGCAACTCAAGAAAAGAATCATCCGGAAGAAGATTCTAAGCTCGCATACACGGCCTTCCAGGAAATGCAGCTTCACGCTCTTCAGCAGGAGATAAAGAGCATGTATACAATTATAATGGAAATGGCTAACGCACTTGATCAATTGCAGAAATGAGCAAGGACGACTTACCAATTATAAAGATCATTTCCGAAGAGGAAGAAGTGTTTGTAAAAATGGTTCTCGAGATGGAGGACGACACTATGGACATGCTCGTTCGCTGGGGTAAGGAAGATGCAACCGACGAGGATTATGTAAACATAGCAATCCGCGAAGGATTGATTAACGCTTCAAAGGAGAAAGGTGGAGACAGTGAGTAGTCCCGATCAACATCACGAGCTTGGGCCGAGCACATTAAAATATGTGGAAATTTGCCCAAGCTATAGAAGTAGTAATGAGACCAATCCATTTGCTGAGGAAGGAACTAAATTACATGCCGCGGCTGAGACCGGTAATCTTGATGGGTTGGACGAGGAGCAGTTAAAATGTGTAATCGCGTGCCTAGACTACATTAAACCTTTGGAGGAAAAAGCAGATGATATCTATAAGGAACTACGAGTCGAAATCAGACATGGGTAGTAGCGATGGGTATTCTAGTATTGAAGGAGTTATTCGTCAGAGCACAGACAATGTTATTAAAAAGTATGAGCTTACTCTGTTGCTTGATAAATCTATTGTCTATGGGGAGAGTGTCATTGAACGTGGTGGACGCGTTTACATTCGCACGCATAACGACGACATCCCGATCTACGCATTTAAAATGAACAAAGAATTGGAGAGGATATTAAAAGATGGCCAAGATATTTGGAACGGTTGATGTAGTTATAATTAAAGAGGATCACGTTGACATTGTTGACTACAAATATGGCCGTGGAGAGGTAGATGATAGTGATATTAATATTCAGGGTCAGGCATATTTGCTTGGAGTCATGGATAAATTTCCGAAACTTAAAACAGCTACTGTCCATTTTATCTTACCTCGTCGTGATGAGATACTGACCCACAACTATAAGCGTGAGGACATGGAAGATATCAGGCTTCGGATTAATTTAATTATAGAAAAAGCCGAGGCTGAAAATGCGGAAGCGATTCCTAATTCTGAAGGCTGTCGATATTGTAAGCATAAACTTTCATGCCCCGCCCTATCCGATAAATTGCTTCCGCTTGCTAAGAAATACAGCGAGTCAGTAAACGATTTTGAAATGACTTTATGGGGGAACTACAGTCCTGAAAAAGTGGAGGATCCAATGGTTCTTTCCCGCATGCTCAATGTAGCTCAAGTAGTCGATAAATGGCAGTCTGCGGCAAAGAAGCAGGCTTTGAAGCTGGCAGTTGAAAACGGGGAAGAGATCCCTGGATACAATTTACATTACAGAAATGCGACCGCTAAGATTGAAAACGGCCAGGAGGCGTATGATTCAGTATCTGATCTATTGACTCCTGATGAGTTTATGGACGCGTGTAATGTATCGGTTTCAAAATTAGCAAAAGCATACTCTGACAAGCTACCTCGCGGGGAGAAGAAAACCGCACGCGGAGCTATTGAAACAAGGCTTGAGGAATCAGGAGTTTTACCTGCGGAAGAAGACCGCGATCGATCTCCATACCTCCGCAAGTCTCAAAATCTTTAACCTGAGTGTATAACATTCAGCATACAAACAAATAACAAATAACAAAATACGAAGATGGCAAAATCAACATTAAGTGAAAAAGTAAGTGAAACGACCTCCGATGCGGAAGCAGCAGGAGATATTATTGAAGGTTCTCCAACAGCAACATTGGCGGTTGCTCCCGGCGCGGGTTTGGTTGGTGACTTTGATGCGAGCGATATATCGTTTCCAAAATTGCAAATCGCTCAGGGAGTAGGAGCATTATCTGAAACCTATAAAAAAGGAACTATTGTTCTGGACGGAGAGACAGAAATTAGTGACGGAGAAAAGGAAGTAGAGATTACTGTGTGCCGCATTGGAAAGATGTTTGAAGAAAACATCGAGTGGGACAGTGGAGAAATTCCTAGAATAATGAATACAAAAGCAGAGGTTTTACAGGCTGATCCAGAAGCTACCTTTGTATGGCAGGACGGAACACCGGCATCGTGGAAAGCGATCGCTGATGCGCTAGTTTGCATCAAGGGTGACAATCCTGATGATTTCCCATTTGAACATGATGGAAACCACTATGCTTTTGCTCTTTGGAGAATTAAAGGAACTGCGTATAAACATGCGGCTGTACCGATTTTTACCGCGGCAAAAATGTATTACCGAGATGGTATAAATACCGGTTCATTTAGGCTTACCACCGAAAAGGTGAAAGCTGGTAATAACTTCGTTCATGCACCGAAACTTAAAAAAGGAACAAAGCATGATTCAAAGTTTGTCGAGTGGCTTAAAGATTTTAGCTAGTCAACTCATAGATTAGTTGTGGTGTGTAGGGGGTTGGAGTTTTGTTAGATATTCTCCAGCCCCCACTACCCGCCGCAGCATTTCATAAAAACCACACACCATAATTATGAAAAAAAAGATAGCAGCACTAGATTTTGAGACTTTTTACAGCAAGGATTATTCGATAGCGGGCAGTTCAACTTATCAGTATGTAATGCATCCGGAATTCGATGCGTACCTTGTATCAATTTATTGTCCCGAATTTGAATATGTCGGGATGACCAAGGATTTTGATTGGAAGAGGTTGGATGGATATACCTTAATCGCTCACAATGCGTCTTTCGACCAACGAGTTTTCGAACGATGCCAGGAGCTTGGGATCATATTACAGAATATTAAAGTCACATGGGAATGTTCCGCTGACATGTGCGTTTACTTTCAATTCCAAAGAAATCTAAAAGGCTCAGCCAAAGAAATTCTTGGAGTCGAGATGGACAAGGGAGTCCGGACGAACATGAAAGGTAAGACTTGGGAAGACATGATCGCATTGGATGAAGCCAAGGATGTTCTTCAATACGCATTGGACGATGCGAAATACACTTACCAAATTTGGGAGAAGTATGGAGATAAGTGGCCGGAAGAAGAAAAGCGACTGAGTCGAATGACTCGCGCAATGGCTTATGAAGGGTTACCGATCGATGTCACGCTGATGGAGAATTCGATTAACACGCTTGAAAAAAGACTATTCGAAGCCAAGAAGGCACTCCCATGGTATGGCGAAATCGATCCCGATACTAAGAAAGAATATGTAGTATACTCCAAAAAGGCTTTGGCTATTGAATGTCGAAAACTAGGAATCGAGCCTCCTAAGAGCTTGGCCAAGGATAGCCCGGCTCTTGAAGAGTGGGTAAAAGAAAATGGCGATAAAATTTCCTTTGTCGCGGATATGCAAAATTACAATCGGATCAACATGCATTTGAAAAGGTTGAGATCTATGCAAGATCGGCTGACACCGGAGGGTAAAATGTCCTACAACATGAAGTATTTCGGAGCGGATGCGACCGGTCGATGGAGTGGTGATGCTGGGTTTAATGTTCAGAATTTACCGCGCGAATCTAAGTATGGAGTTAACATTCGTAACTGCATATCTGCGGGAAAGGATAACACACTCGTTGTATCTGACCTTTCTCAGATTGAACCAAGGCTTACAGCTTTTCTTGCTGGGGATACAGATTTCCTAGATCTTGTGGCTAAGGGAATGTCTCCCTATGAGGCACACGCAAGGCAGACAATGGGCTGGACAGGTGGGAAATTAAAGGACGAAGATCCTGAACTTTATCTACTGGCCAAAGTTCGTGTTCTTCAACTGGGCTACGGATCTGGATGGTCTAAATTTGCGGACACTGTCGCACTCTATGGTCAGACCCAAATCCTAGATCAGGATTTTAGTAGAACTGATGAGTTAAGATTTCAGGAATATGCTGGGAAGTACATGCCCGGAAAAGCGACCTTATACCCACAACTTCCGAGCGACGACCGCCGTCAATGGGTCAACGCTTTCATACAGGTTATGGATTTTCGCGACAAGAACCCAAAAATCACACAGGCTTGGAAAACTTTGGATGTTCAGCTTAAGCAAACCGCTAGCGAAGGAAATGATTTTGAAATTCCTTTACCCTCCGGCCGAGTGCTTAAGTATTTTCGCTGTCGGCACGAGCCTGACGGGGTGACCTGTGCGACTCAAAAAGGATCAATTCGCAGGACTAAAATGTACGGAGCTAACCTGTTTCAAAACAGTGTTCAAGCACTGGCACGGGACTGCTTTGGATTTATCATGAATCGATTAACGGATGCGGGTTTTAAAATCGTTCTTCATGTACACGATGAAGTCGTGATCGAAGTTCCTGAATCCATGGCTGAGGAATCAAAATCAGCGATTGAAAAAATTATGGGTAACGGCCCGGAATGGATGCGAAATGTACCACTCGCATCTGAAGCTATAATTACAAAACAATATACAAAATGATAATAGGACTTACAGGAAAAAAAGGGTGTGGTAAATCGACTGTCGGTAGAATAATCGCGGAAGATTGGGACTATGGAATTAAGAGTTTTGCAACACCTATAAAATTAATGCTTTCTGCGATGGGTTTGTCTAGTGACGAGCTTTACGACCCTGCAAAAAAAGAAGAGGTAATTCCCGAATTTGGAAAAAGCCCGAGAGAGCTGATGCAGCTTTTGGGTACCGAATTTGGGCGCACACTAGTTTCTCAAAACATATGGGTTACTTCATTAGAGAAGGATCTAGAAGATGAAAGAAATTATATAATCGATGATGTTCGATTTCCAAACGAAGCCGCGATGATTCGTGCAAGAGGTGGAGTTATTGTTCGAGTTGTGAGAGGCTTGGATGAAGATGGAGATGAACACATTTCCGAAGCTGGGATAAACCCCGAGCTTATAAATTATGAGATTCGAAATATTTCGTGCTACGAAATGGATCTTAGAAATGAAGTTAACCAAGTTTTAAAGGAGATATTATTATATGGAACTATTCGCGATTCCAAACCTGCGTGCTAGTCAGGTCAGTAAATCCAAGCCTTGGGAAGTAGAATTTGACCTTCCTGAGTTTCGGAACACTACAGAATATAAAGCATGGGCAGCTAGTCCAAGTACAGTTTACTGCGCTTACTCAACCGGTGAAGGTGTTGATCCTGGTCAGAGAGTAAGTGAAGCTAATCCAATGCGGTATCTGCACGGGGTCACGGTTGACTGGGATGCTGATTTCACTGACGAAGAATTCGAAGAGATTGTACGCCGGATGATTGATCATGACTACCCAGTTAATTATATCAGTCGGAGCTATAGCGGTGGAATTCATGCCGTTTGGTTTTTTGAAGATCCAATCTTTTGTCATGGTAGTAAGACCAATGAGAAATTTCTTGGGCGCTTGGCCAAAGAACTTAAGCTTGATGGTAGAGATGCTATCGCTCGCGGATTTGATTCAGGCATATTCAAGCGTCAGCATTATCTTTTACACGGTCACGGTTGGAAAGCAGTCAGTCCTGACGCACGAATTCCAACATCAATGCTCCACTATTGGCAGTACGAGACTACGAAATCCTCCGACTTTCGAGGTCAGGGCGTTGTCATCCCACTTGAAGCTGTCTACGCTGAAATTCAAAGGGTGTGGCCTGATAACCAATGGCCTACAGAATTTGTTGAGGGTAGTCGAGGACCGACCTTTTGGGATCCAGGCGGAGGGCATAAAACAAAGAATGCAGCAATTGTCAGAGAAACCGGCATGCAGGTATTTAACATGCCCA